CGAAATGGTAAACTTAATATTGGAACTATCAGTATAGATATTCTTGGATAAATCCGAAATGGTAAACTTAATATTGGAACTATCAGTATAGATATTCTTGGATAAATCCGAAATGGTAAACTTGATGTTGGAATTATCAGTATAGATATTCTTGGATAAATCCGAAATGGTAAACTTAATATTGGAACTATCAGTATAGATATTCTTGGATAAATCCGAAATAGTAAACTTGATGTTGGAATTATCAGTATAGATATTCTTGGATAAATCTGTAACAGTAAACTTGATGTTGGAATTATCAGTATAGAAATTTTTGGATAAATCCGAAATAGTAAACTTGATGTTGGAATTATCAGTATAGATATTCTTGGATAAATCCGAAATGGTAAAATTGATATTGGAACTATCAGTATATATGTTCTTGGATAAATCCGAAATGGTAAACTTAATATTGGAACTATCCGCATAGATATTCTTGGATAAATCCAAGATAGTATATTTAATATTGGAACTATCATTATAATTATTATTGGATAAATCCGAGATTTTAACTATTATATTATTTATAGAGTTATCTACATCAGATATATTTGCCTTATTAGATAAATCTTGAAGTAATGATATATTAGATACGTCCATATTATTAATGTAATCGGAGAGTTGGCTCAACATATCCAATGTATCGGGGGCACCAGTAATTAATTCTGAAATTGCATTTGAAATATCTTTTAATGTAGCTATTTTTCCTGAAGTTGGTATTGTTATATTGGAGCTCCATTTTGGTTTAACTCCATCGAATGTCATTAGCTGGCCTGATACTCCATATGATAATATATTTATTGTAGGAATAACTTTTCCTGATAAATCTGAGATTGTAAATTTAATATTAGAAGTATCAGTATAGATATTATTGGATAGATCTGTAATTTTAAACTTGATATTAGAGCTATCATTATAGATATTCTTGGATAAATCTGTAACAGTAAACTTGATATTAGAGCTATCATTATAGATATTCTTTGATAAATCTGTAACAGTAAACTTTATATTAGAAGTATCAGTATAGATATTCTTGGATAAATCTGTAACAGTAAACTTGATGTTTGACGTATCAGTATAGATATTCTTGGATAAATCTCTAAGTGTAAACTTTATATTAGAAGTATCAGTATAGATATTCTTGGATAAATCTGTAACAGTAAACTTTATATTAGAAGTATCAGTATAGAAATTCTTGGATAAATCTGTAACAGTAATCTTGATGTTTGACGTATCTGTATTTGACGTACCTGTATAGATATTCTTTGATAAATCTATAATGGTATTTTTTATAGCATTTATAGATTCATCTACATAAGATATATTTACTTTAGTAGATAAATTTTGAAGCAATGATATATTAGATGCATCTAGTTTATTAACATAATCAGCCACTTCTTTAAATGTATCCAATGTATCAGGTGCACCACTAATTAAATATGAAACTGCATTTGAAATATCAGTTAATGTAGCTATTTTTCCTGAAGTCGGTATTGTTAGATTTGAAGTCCATGTTGGGGTTACTCCGTCAAATGTCATTAGCTGTCCTGATGCTCCATATGATAATATATTTATTGTAGGAATAATTTTTCCTGATAAATCAGAAATAGTAAACTTAATGTTAGATGTATCAGCATATATGTTCTTAGACAAATCCGCAATTCTAAACTTGATACTTGACGTATCAGTATAGATATTCTTTGATAAATCTGAGATATTAAATTTAATATTGGACGTATCAGCATATATATTCTTAGACAAATCCGCAATTCTAAACTTGATACTTGACGTATCTATATAAACATTCTTTGATAAATCTGAAATAGTAAATTTAATATTAGAGCTATCAGTATAGATATTCTTAGACAAATCCGCAATTCTAAACTTGATACTTGACGTATCTATATAAACATTCTTTGATAAATCTGATATAGTAAATTTGATATTAGAGCTATCAGTATAGATATTCTTAGACAAATCTGTAATTCTTACATTTATACTTGATATATTATTATAATTATTGTTAGATAAATCGATAGTGGTAGCTATTATAGTATTTATAGAGTTATCTACATCAGATATATTTGCCTTACTAGATAAATCTTGAAGTAATGATATATTAGATACGTCCATATTATTAACGTAATCGGAGAGTTGGCTCAACATATCCAAAGTATCAGGGGCACCAGTAATTAAATATGAAATTGCATTTGAAATATCATTTAATGTAGCTATTTTTCCTGAAGTTGGTATTGTTATGTTGGAAGTCCATTTCGGTTTAACTCCGTCAAATGTCATTAGCTGTCCGGAAACTCCATATGATAATATATTTATTGTAGGAATAACTTTTCCAGATAAATCCATAATAGTAAAGTTAATATTGGAAGTATCCGTATAGATATTGTTTGATAAATCCATGATTGCAAAATTTATATTGTTTGATAAATCCGTAATAGTAAAGTTAATATTGGAAGTATCCGTATAGATATTGTTTGATAAATCTGTGATTGCAAAATTGATGTTGTTTGATAAATCTGTTATTGCAAAATTGATATTGTTTGATAAATGCGAAATAGTATATTTAATATTAGAAGTATCAGTATAGATATTGTTTGATAAATCCGTAATTGCAAATTTGATATTGGAAGTATCTATATAGAGATTCTTTGATAAATCAGATATTAAAAATTTGATATTGGAAGTATCTATATAGAGATTCTTTGATAAATCCGAAATAGTATATTTAATATTGGAAGTATCTATATAGAGATTCTTTGATAAATCTCGAATTGTATATTTAATATTGGAAGTATCTATATAAATATTCTTTGATAAATCTCGAATTGTATATTTAATATTGGAAGTATCTATGTAGATATTACTGGATAAATCATCTATTGTGGATGAAGTAATATTATTCGCAAATATATTATTAAAATAACCAGTGGTTCCAGTAAGTATTCCATCGAAATATATATTTGAAGATCTAATTATAGGAGCAGAAACAGAATTACTAAATATTCCTGTGCATCCAGAAAAATTTCCACTTAAATACATATTTGAACCTGTAAACCCTGTAGCTATTACGGTTTGAGATGTTATAGAAACTCCGATACTATTTTTTAATCCCTGAACATTAGTGTTAACAAACTCTTCCGTTGCACTGACTTTGCCATTTGTTAACAATGACCCGTCCGAATTTGCTCCTAGATTCGTTAACGGCATATATATATATATACTATATATATATATGTTGAATTACATTAGTATCTATTAATATTATATTAATATTATATTAATATTATATTGATATTTATTTCTTTGAAGAATCTCTTTTCTTTGTCTTTTTCTCTACTGTAACAAATTCATCTGTTGGGGGTTTTGCAGAACTTGGTCTACGGATTGAACGTTTTACATCAACGTCTTCTTTATTAGAATTATCATTATTACTAGAACGAGAAATCCATTTAGTCTCGCACATGACAGGACCCCCCTTAATTCCAGAAACACCTACCGCCTGCCATTCATGGTTCTCATTGGTAGATTTAACTATTCCAAATTCAACATATTCTCCTTGTACTAAATACTTATATTGAGATTCATTTACTTTAATTTCAGAGTAATGGACAAAGATTTCTCTTTTATCACCCTCAAGCTCAGTAATAAATCCATATCCAACCTTATTGTTAAACCACTTTACTAATCCTATAGTTATATCAGACATCGTGTTACGATTATAGTATATAATGTTTCATTTTTTTATATTGTTTATTAATAAATTCTAAACATATAGTAAATGGAAGATAAATATATATATTCAATATTATTATTAATTTTAATAATAATTCTCGCTCAGATATTCGCATTAATTCTCTCGATTCCAATTTTAAGAGAAGGTCTAGAAGATGGATGTTTACCACAATGCAAAGATGTATCTTTAAATGTGTCAGGCGGTAAAGCAGTTGTACCAAAATGTAAAAAACTAGTCGCAAAACAGTTAATGGCTGAAGATGCAAGAGCACTTGGTCTATCTTCTATAAACGAATTTACTAATAAAATAAACGGTTATTCAAATGAAAAATATAAATTTAATACATTATTCTTACCATTATATAATCTTAATACTACAATTACAACAGCTAATGGAACGATCAAAAATATTCCTCAAATTAATATAAATAAATACTTTACAGATTTCAGTGGTATTAGTACACATATAAACCAAGATATTTTAGATAATATGATAGCAGATCAAGGGTTTAAATCGACTTTAGTTTCTCTTAAATATACATTTGATGATAATAATCCTACTTCACAAGTAAAAGACCAAGTTATAGAACAACTTGATAAATATAAAGAAGAACGAATAAAATCACCGCCCGATTTTTCATTAATTTATGATACATTTATTCAAGATATGTCTAAGTTGTACGAATCATTAAAATCCAGATGTAAGAATTATTATACAGATGAAGTATTAAACAGTATTGTTAACGATAATTCTGTTTATTATGGAAAAACTTCATCATTTCACAGACTCGATAATTATATAAATGATGCTATATTAGGTAAGTTAGGACAAGTGTAATATGTATATACTATAAAAATATCTATTAATATTAGTAAACATGATTATTTCAGATGGTAGAAAAGAATATATCTTTATGTGGAGTTTTATTATCCTATATGGATTATATATACTTACATTTCTAGGACTCGTTAGTATTAATTCGAATTATATTAGAATGCTTCGTTCGTTTATTGAATGCGTTACATGTTTACTATTAATTATGCGATTTAATCCATATACATATCATACTATGACTTCATTTGATAAAAAAATGATTTTTTCAGTGGCTATTTTTTTATTCGTTAATGTTATTATTTCTGAAATTTACGTTTATAATAATTTTAACGTGCTTTAGGAAATATATCTTTATATATAATTTATGGTCTACCGAAATAAAATATTTGCATCACAAATCCAGAAGATAAATTTTGAATGATTATTTATACTAATATATAATCATTTATTTCTTACCACGACGGCGAGTACCTCTATTCTTACGCGAACGCTTCTTCTTCGATTTGGCTGGAAAACCGGTAGGATGACCTTTCTTGAATGTAGCAGAAGCTTTTTTTAACGCCTCTCCATAAGTACAGTTATTTGCTTTCGCATATTGTTTTACGTGATTTATCCAATCGGACATTATTATATATATTATTGAGAGATTATTCCTAAATAATATTTTAATTGAATTCACAGTCTATTTATTATATCCTATTTATCTGTTTGAATATATTCATATGCCATTAGAATCAATTGTTCTTCGGTAGTTAGTTTTTGAAAAACAATGCATTCTTCGAAACGGAACGAAATGTGCCGTCCAGCGGTTTTACAGATGACTTGTGCTCCATCTTCACGTATTTTAATCGAAATAACAGTTCCACCATTCTCTAATTTACTTCGTCCAGAACATATCCATCGAATATATACTGATTGACGAATATCTTGAACCAATGATACATAACGATACCCGATTAATTTATCGAATATTGGATTGATATCTTGAAATATTGACGATAATACATTGCGTATTTCATTCGATATTATTTCGAGAGTTTTCCCATCTAAATATTCGGTTGTCTCGGATTCTATATTTTCTAAAAGTTCGTCAATATTAATTGATGAAAAAAGATCGGGGTCAGATTGCGCTTGAAGATATATTTCTTGAATATTCATTTTTGTTTTTTATTTTATATATTAAACTACTTATTTGGTTTTATTAGTTTTATTTTTAACTTGACAATTTATACTCCGGTAGATCCAAATCCACCTATACCCCTTGTCGTACTAGATAGTTCAGATTCATTTACAAGTTGAACGATAAACGGATATAATGACGGATGGGTTATCTGTAATATTCTAGTATTCGCCTTAATAGTAAAATCGGATTCGGGGTCTAGATTACTGAATGCACCCATTACTACTCCTCGATATCCAGAATCGATTACACCTACATGATTCGCCAACATAAGGGGAGTTTTTGAGATAGATGAACGAGGATACATATAAAATCCATTTGAAGTACCATTTGCAGTATCTATCATTTCACATTTAATATCAAGAGGAACAAATGTTACTTTCGATGGAAATTTAGGAATGGTAATATCGAGTGGTGTTAGTAAATCAAATCCCGCATTTGGAAATGGATCCATCATAATACTATGATTATGTTCACTGATATGTGTTTCTAATTGTTTTATAAATTCTGGATCTGTATTTGTTACTGCTATCTTTAGTATTATAGATCGGGGTCTAAAAGATGTCATCGTATATTTTACTATAGAAAACTTTCTTTATCTATTTTTAGATTTATACTTTTGTTTTTTCTCGGGTTTCATTGTTTTATAAATTCTTCTTTTTCCAATCCGCCCAAGAAATACATTGTCCGTCTACTTGTTCGGGTTTTTTATTTTCATTATCTAATCTTTCTCCCATTTTTAACGCAGAATCGACATACAATTCCTTTAAAAGTTGTCCGATTAATACTGATCCCTCGTTTTGGTCTATCTGATTTTCCTCAATCTGCTTTAGTACATTTAAGACCTGTATCATAATATCCATATCTAATTCGTCTTTTACAACTTTATTAAAAATATCCGTATAATTCTTGTACAAGAAAAAAGCAGTCGTGCGCGCTAATTCAATAAATGCTAATGGAGCCATTCGACGTAAGTCAGAATTTTCTTCCTTTAATAGATTTATCTTGGAAATATCCTCTCGAATACTATCACTATGTTTCACTTTACGAATATACTCTGTATTATCTTGGTAATCTCCCTCGAAGTTTTTAATCATTTTCTTCAAATCTATACTCTCCATTTTATTCATAGAAATATAGATATATCTACATGCATATTTTTATGTGTTTTAGAGAGAAAATAATATTATTCTACTATTTTAGAAAATGTCTGAAACCGAATTATTTGATATAGACGTAGACGCAGATACTGTATTTACTATTCAATTTTTAGGAACTATTATTCTATGTGGTGCTATATATTGTTACTATTACTATACATCTAATAAAGAATCTATTTTAGAAATGATTGATAAGAAAATGATTGAATGGAAAGAATCTCTCGAATTCTATACGAATCAACTTCTATTAAAATTAAATATGCAAGGGTCTGCCGTTAAAACAACTCAATTCCTTTAATGATATAATCTTATATATATTAATACTATGTATCACATCATTATAACTTTCATTCTCTCGATTTTCCTTATTTTTATTGTTTATACATTTTATTCTAAAATAGATAATATCGTAAAACAATATCTTCCTTCACAGCGAGTTTTAGATATAAAATCAAATATGGAAAATGCCAATAAAATAATTGAAGAAAACCAACGAGAGAATGGTAATAGTGATAAAGAAAAAGATATATCTGATTCTAAAATAAATGATATAGTTCAGAAAATAAATGAACTCTCATTTATGCCTATGGAATTTATACAAAAAGCAACTGGTTTTATTTTATCAAATATGGGATGGAATTTAGGAAAAAGCAGTTGAATCCTATTCTTGAATTTTATATTCATTCGCGATAAAATCTTATAACTATGTATATAATATGTTGATTAAAGGAGAAACAATTACTATTATAGGTCAATTATTTATTATTTTAATTTTAGCATTATGGTTTTCTACCACATCTATTGCTCCTGTAAATGCGAGTGGAGTCGAAGGGTTTCATACTGGTGGATTAGAATATACTACTGTTGGACAACCAGATAAAGCCACTGATGATTTACATGCATTGCGTTCGATTAATCCTGACACAAATCAGTGTAAAAAAGTAGGAGGATTCAATGGAGTATTCTGTACACCATATAGTCAACCCGAAAGTATTGATATTTATTCAAAAGCGACTGGAAATATTAATTCCGAAAGTGTAGGTCTTACTAATTCAAAAGGTCCTCTTCAACTTGACGAAAATATGAAGCGTATGTTACAAACGCGCGGAACAAATGCATCTGGTGGTTTTGGACAAATCGGTTCTCCACTATAAAAAAAAGAATATTTAGATATGAATAAATATTCTTTATCTAGCAAACGCACTATAACATTTCTGACAATATTTAATTGGAACAGAAGTTTCCGTATCCGTATCAACATAATCGTCAACTATATCATGTTCGCAGAACTTATGGATATATTCGACGATTAAATGATATATTTTTTTATATTCTGGAAATCTTTTAAATTGAGTTTCGAGAGATTCTCTCGCCTTTATCATTGAGGGAATAGAATCCGCCATTTTTATTATTTAAGAATTTATGTTTATGTTTTTATTTATCTAATCTAATTCTTTATTTAATTCGCCAGTAATTTTCGAGAGACTTGGACTCTGAAATCCCAGTTTTCTTCTAAATATATATAATTTATCTAATTTTGTCCAATATCGATCAATACAATAAAGATGACTTTCATCTGGATGTTCTAATAATAGATTATATCCTTCTTTCACAGTTTCCAAGACTTTTTGTAAATTCGGTTTTGAAATGAGATACCCTGAACTGGTAGTACAATATTGTTTAGATAGAATTAATAGATCGTCATAACTTCTACGTTCATGAAATTTAGACGCCGAGAGAAAACATATATTATAATCGTATTTTCTATTAAAAAACTCTGATAAATATAGTTGATTCTCTCGAATTCGTGATGTAAATATAAAATCATCTTCTAGAAAAAGACAATTATTATATCCATTACTCTTCATTTCTTCTAGACAATTTATATGATTCTTTGTAGCGCCAATATAGATATTTTCTAGGGTTGTGTCTTTTTTTGCACGATATTCTTGAATTCTATCTAGAGGTGCATTCATTAAACATAATTGTGACCATGTGTTATTCATTCTATCAAATTCTCCTTGTAATCCCATAATAAAAATCCGATCGATGGAATCCCAACATTTATTCGAATAAAATCGGTCGATAACAATATCTCGATTAAAAAACATGAAATGTCGGTATATTTGAAAACTCTGAGGTAAACTCAGATAATCGTCGGGATAATTTCCGAAATAAATTACGAATTCTTTTGATTTCGGAATATACTCTGGATCACAAGTACCTACAACGGAATATCCTAGATTTCGTACCATATTAAAAAACTGGGGAATTTCAGATTTTACTTCACTAGTAATGTCGTATTTCGAGAATAATGCGTATTTTATAAAACATTCTCTCAAAGATTCGACAGTATTTATACGAATAAGCGCAATTAATACGTAATGGATTACATCCGATTTTTCAGAAAAGGGAATATTATGAAACCCATATTCGTCTATGATTTGAACCGCTAATCTATATTGTTTCTGATCGATTAGCCAACGGAGTTGTTTTAGAACCGGATAGTGAAAATAGTTGAATTGATATTGTTTTTTATATGTTTGGTGTTGTTCATTGAGAGATTCGTATAAAATGACATTTCCGCAGAAATTCGTTTCATCGTTCTTGAAATCGATGGTTCTATACGCCTCGCCTTCAAAAACACATATATTTGAATATACCATAATATCGTTCTTTATAATTGGCCAGATTCTCTCGTTTAACATATTCTCGTCGCTACCATAATTAAATTCCCGTTTATTGCCATTTATTTCCTTTAATATTTGAGAGAATTCGGTTTTCAAAGATTGTAGTAATTTGGGGTGAATTTGGGATAATTTAAATGCGGATAATCCACCACTAATCCGAGATTTATGCCAATAATGATCGCGAATAACTTGTATGGTATGTTTTGGATTCGAATCATTTAAGAATTCGTTAATTGCCCAACGGTCTCTTTCATTTACTTCGCTATCTGCGTCGCGTATAATAACCAGTTCGGCCTCTTCTAAGATAAGTGGTAAATAACGGAGAAACATATTGAATGCACCGTCTTTTTTAGTATCTATAACGTGTATATTTTGAGAGAATTCTGTTTGAAGAGAATATAAGAATTCTTCATTTCTATTTATTCCGGCATAAATAAAAATATGGAATTCGGGGTAAAATTCGCGAATAATTCGGATATTCTCTCGAAGACCTAGATAATATTTTATATCATCGCCGTAAATAGAGAAGGAGAAAATATTCATTTCTGGATTATATAAATATATAAGGTATGTTTTATATATTTATATGTGGATTAATTTTGTTCTTGACAACTAATTTGAGTTCCTTCAATAAACCATTTGATTGTTTCATTTGGATCTGGTTTTGAAGTAACCGGAAGAGTTTCAGGAATAATATATTTAACGTTATCAAATACATTGCGATACATGTCTGTAATATTTCTACAATATGAAATATTTTGTTTTGTAACCTTTGAAGGTACAACCATTGTATTTAACATTCTTAACAATTCGATTTTGTTATCTAAAATTTCATCTTTTGACAATAACGAAAGAAAGAATAAATTCATTGTTATAAATGTTTTTATATATATATCCCTCTTAACTATGTTTCCAAAATCACTAGTTAGCATGTTAGAATCCCCACTCCTGCCAGTATTTGGATCATGAGATAGTATGTTAGAAATTGCAAGTATAACATCAGTAACTTCACTGTTATATTTTTCTAAAGTCAAGTCACTTGATTTTTCTAAATTGGTTAACTCATCACCATGAAAAATAACTTGGTTGTATATTTTTTCGTCTAGTTTATTTATTCTACTGAGTTTAAACCAATAATTATTTCTAGGTTCAGGTGTTGTTGCCGTAATCAATATTATCAATTCTTGACTTATAATATGAGATAAATGGTTATCGCGTCTACGTAAGACATCTTGAATGTAATTATTTTCTTTATCAGAACGATTGGAAATATAAATCATACAATTCGCAATCGCATTATATAACCAAGATTTAAATTTTTCACAATCCTGAACTATGGTTTCATTGCCACTGGTCAAGGATCTACAATCATCTATAGCTGTATTAGTCAGTCTACTAATTAAGTTTTCAGAATCTTCTGTTATGGTTTTTCTTTTTGATAAATAATTAAAAAATAATAATGAATACTCATTGAGAGATTCGACGCGTCTACCACGAATCCATCGACCCAAAGTCTGTTGAACAGCTACATTCGACGCTGCTTGAAGAAGTAAATTAATAAGTACAGAAGCAATAACAAACCCCCCTACATATTTTTTTCCAACAATTTGATTATTCTTACGAGATAGTTTTCTCTCTTTATTACGACGTTGACTTTTTCTATGTTTTCTATTTCGTCTCAATTTACGATATCGTCTTGTACTTGCCATAATTATAATTATATATATATATATATAATTGTATGTTTAAATATTCTATATCAAATCCTAAATATATAGCGAGTTAAATACAGATTTATTCCTTTCTTCATTTTTAATAAATAAGTCTACATCCTTACGCGTAACCGTAAATGGAAACTTGACATCTATCTTCATCTCTTTCTCAAATAAATTATGATCGGGTTTCATTAATCTGAACAAATTTAGTTTTGTATGAATAATCTCCAAACATCTCTTTAAATTACGAACGCCAGATTCTCCCTGTGTCAAATTCTCAGAGGTAATAATATAGTTTAATGTATCGTCAGGAATAATAACATCTTCAATACTAAAGTTCACTTGTTCACGAATTTTTGGAAGTAAATAATCGCGAGAAATAACAATCTTCTCTTTCGATTCATATCCTTTCGTCTGGATACGATACATTCTATCTTTTAGAATTGGATTAATTTTCGACTCGTCATTATAGGAGAATATAAACAGACACTTACTTAAATCGAAATCGATTTCGGAAAAGTATTTATCATGGAACTGTGAATTCTGAGTAGTATCCGTTAAATGTGTCAGAATTCCAGTGACTTCGTCTCCTTTTGGTGTATCACTTAATTTATCTAATTCGTCGAAGAAGAAGACTGGATTCATGGAGCCGCAGGTAATTAGACTCTGTACGATTTTCCCCCAAGTACTACCTTCATAAGTATATGAATGTCCCTCTAAGTAACTAGCATCTCCAGTTCCACCTAGAGGGATAAATACAAATTCGCGTCCAAGAATCTTACTGATCCCGTCTTTCACCAGTGTAGTTTTACCTGTTCCAGGTGGTCCTCGAATCGCAATAGATGTACCCATCGCATCAGGGTTTGTGATCCACTGACCGACCATCTGCATAATCTGTAGTTTCGCATCATCTAGTCCGTAAACGCATGTATCTAGAGTAGATTTCGCCTCTTCCATAAAAGAATGACATGCATCTAGACCATCATTTACCGACATTGAAAGTGACCGATAGTTACAGAAAGGAACTCTCATAAACGTATCTACCCAATTCTTAATTTTATAATATTCTGGATCACATGAATCCATCATATTTAACTGGTTGAGTTTTTGAAACGCATGGGCTTTAATTTTCGCAGGAATTTTCGATTCTAAAAGAGCTAGTCGATATGGCTTATCGATATTGATATATTCATTAATTTCTTTTAAATCGTTCATGATTTTCAATTGCTCTATATTCGAAAGCTGTTTTTTAAAATAATTCATTTCATTTGGCTTCTTTTGATCTAGATTCACGAGTTTCTTATACTCTCGCAAATTCTTCTTCCTGGCATTTCGTACGAGTTCATGGATTGATTCTGTACATGATGCGATTGCCTTTTTAAGTATTTTAGAGTTCGGTGTTTTTGTTAACTTTTTCGATAAATCTTTCTTTAATTCCAAGAGTTCAGTATATTCCGATTCGACCTTCTCGGATAAAGTATCATTCTTCTCTAATTTCGCCTTTTCTTTATTCGCCTTTTTCTCCTTCTTTTCGATCTGTTTTTGTTCGGATTTTGTACGAGGAACATCGATCTTTTCGTATTTTTCTTTCATAAACTTTTGTTCATCGTCGGAATTACATTCTTCATCCTCATCATCTTCTTCGTCTTCATTTCTAAAATATTGTTCATATTCGTCTTGGTTTGCATCAAGCGATACAATAATATTAATTTTCTGTCCATCATCATCCTCTTCTATATCGTCGTCGTCATAATCTGACTCATCATCCTGATCGGACTCAGAATCAGACGATTCATCTTTTCTATATTTCTTTTGATCCTTTTTTTTCTTAAGAACTTTTTTATCTTTCTTATATTTTTTTGAGGTTTTACGCGGTTTAGGCTCATCTTCACTACTACTAGTACTACTACTGGATGAAGAAGAACTAGAAGACGATGAACTTTCCTCGTCCTTTATCTTTTTTGATTTTTTAGAGGTCTTTTTATTACGCATAGCCTTCTTTGACTTATTTTTATCATTATTACTATGATGATCATCGTCGTCGTCATCATCTTTATCAACATTTGCTCTTTCCTTTGAATATTTAGAAGGAAACATTTTAGAAATAAATTTACGATACTTTTGCATATCTTTTTCAGAAAAATCTTCTTCCTCATCTTCTGGATAGTAAGTTGAATCAGAGTCCGATGTTTCTTCTTCCTCTTCTTCTTCAGATTCTGAATCTTCAATAACTCTTTTTGATTTTTTCGTTTGTTTTATACGAACAGATTCTTCTTCAGAATCACTAGATTCTGATACAGTTTCATAATCATCAGAATCGGATTCAGAATCAGACTTTGGATCTTGAAGACTTTTCTTAAGATTCTTCTTAGCAGCAGTTCTAGGAGTCATATTTAATATATTAGACAGTTAACGTTTGTATTGTTTTAAAATATAATAATTTATATCTAAGAAAAATACTATAAGATCAAAACATAGAAAATTGATTTTGAAACTATATAAATATTCTATCTTATATATTATAGTATTTTTAAATGTCGAGAAAGCAAGATACTCAACCATCGCGTATTATTGGAATTCAGTTTAGTATGGCATCTCCGGAGGAGATACGCCGTAATTCGGTCGTCCACGTTGAATCCCGAGATACCTTTATTGGCAATAAACCTTGTATGGGCGGGTTATTCGATTCAAGAATGGGAGTTCTAGAATCTGGTCTAATATGTCCTACGGATGGTCTTACATATATTGATACACCAGGATATTTCGGACATATCGAACTTGCTCGTCCAGTATTCTTTATTCAACATATTAAAGAAATTATGAAAATCGCGAGATGTATCTGTTTCAAGTGTAGCAAGTTACTTTTAAATAAAAATCAACATAAACATATTCTAGAACTTTATTCAGAGGAGAGATGGGAATATGTTGCACCACTTGCGGCGAAAATAAAACGTTGCGGAGATTCAACGGATAATGGATGTGGATGTAAACAGCCCGATAGTATTAAACTCGAAGGAATGGGCACAATACACGCTATTTGGGAAAAAATCGATCAACAGCGTCAAGTCATAAAAATTACTCCCGAACATATGTTAAAAATATTTCGCAGAATATCGGACGACGATATCTCCTTTATGGGATTCAGTCCCGCATGGTCGCGACCAGAATGGATGATTTGTCAAGTTCTACCAGTTCCTCCTCCAGCGGTTCGTCCTTCTGTAAAACACGATGCGCAACAGCGTTCAGAAGACGATTTAACCCATATTTACAGTAATATTATTAAAACAAATCGAGATCTAAATGATAAAATACAAAATAATGCGAATCCTATGGTAATCGATCAATTAACTACGGTGTTACAGTATTTGATAGCGATGATAGTGAATAATAAAGTAAAAGGCGCAGTTCCTATGGCACAGCGTAATGGACGTCCTCTCCAATGTATCCGTGACAGATTAGATTCTAAATCGGGTCGTGTAAGAGGTAATCTTATGGGTAAACGTGTGGATTTTAGTGCGAGGTCGGTCATCACTGGCGACCCAAATCTTTCTCTAAAACAACTAGGTGTACCCTTAAAAATTGCGAAAAATATTACCAAACCAGTTACAGTAAATGAGCGGAATAAGAATTTCCTAATGATGCTTATCCAGAATGGTCCCGAAGTACATCCTGGCGCGAAGATGTTAGAGCGCAAGAATGGTGAAATGTTCTCTTTAAGAAATGTCGACCGTGCATCTATTCAATTGGAAAATGGCGATATCGTCCATAGACATATGATGGACGGAGATGCAGTTTTGTTTAACAGACAGCCAAGTCTTCATAGAATGTCTATGATGTGTCATATCGTAAAGATCATGAAACAGGGCGATACATTTCGTATGAATGTCTGTTGTACGAAACCGTATAATGCGGATTTTGATGGTGATGAAATGAATATGCATATGCCCCAGAATGTTCTTGCGGAAACGGAATTAAGACATCTTGCGGCAACTCCATGGCAAATGATTAGTCCATCCGGTAATTCGCCTATTATCGGTATTTATCAAGATTCATTACTCGGCTCTTACCGATTTACAAGACCGAATCTAAAACTTTCTCCGAGAGATGCGATGAATTTACTGATGATGTATCCAAAAGTCGATGTAACTAAACTACGCGAGGCGATTAAGGATGGTTCCGTATCTACATTCGACGTTCTTTCCCAAATCATATCTCCGATTACATTGAAATATAATACGAAATTATTCGAAGAAGAAGAAGACCAGAAACTATCGAATAATGTTCTAGAAATTCGTAATGGGAAATATATCCGAGGACAGATAGAGAAAGGCGTCTTGGGTGCATCTACCAAGGGTATCATTCATCGTATATGTAACGATTTTGGAAATATGGCCGCTGCAAGTTTTATCGATGATATCCAGAACATTGTAACGGAGTATATGAAGTCGAGTTCATTTAGTGTGGGTATTAGCGATTTGATTGCGAATAAGAAGACGCAAGAAAGTATCCTTCAGATTATCCACGAGAAGAAACATGAAGTTCAGTCGGTCATCGATAAGTCCATCTTGGTATATTCGAGAATAATACGTCTTCTACGAATATGAAAGAATTTGAAACGAAAGTGAATAATCTCTTAAATAAAGCCACGGATTTATCTGGTAAGGAGGGTCGTAAAAGTCTTAGTAAACAAAACCGATTCTTAATGATTGTGAATTCGGGGTCGAAAGGTTCCTTAGTGAATATCAGTCAAATGATATCATGTTTAGGACAACAGAATGTAGATGGACAGCGAATTCCATACGGATACGATAATCGAACATTGCCCCATTTCTGTAAATTCGACGATTCGCCAACTGCGCGTGGGTTTATCGAGAATTCCTATATTTCTGGACTAACTGCTCCCGAATTATTCTTCCATGCAATGGGTGGTCGTATTGGTCTCATAGATACCGCATGTAAATCGGTTACTTGGGAAACGCCAATTATTATTATCGAGAATAATGAGCCAAAGTATATTGAAATCGGTAAATGGATCGACCAACGATTAGAGGCAAATAAAGTATCCGTCAAACACTATACCGAACGACAAATGGAATTATTAGACCTAGCCGATCCTATATATATTCCAACCACCGATGAAAATGGAATTATTACCTGGGGCGAAGTTACTGCGATGACAAGGCACGACCCGGGAAATCAATTATATGAAATTGTAACTTCTGGAGGTAGGAAAGTCATCGTAACGGAGAGTAAGTCACTCTTAATATGGGATTCTAAGACTAGTACTTTAAAAGAGACTAGTACACCCGATATTACAGTGGGTGATTTTGTACCAGTAAACGGAGAACTATGTCAACCACCCGTTATGATAGAGTCGATTGATATGACGAAATATTTCCCAAAAAGCGAATATGGAACCGAGTTTCCAGAACAATTTCCTTTAAATGAAGAAAACGGTATTTTCATCGGACTCTTCTTAGCAGAAGGAAACTGTTGGAAATCGTCAGTTAAGATCACGAATAATAACGAAAATATTCGTACATTCGTCAAGAATTGGTTCGAGAAACATTCTATCAAATGTGTGGAAACTCAGAAAATAAATAAAATCGGAGGTCTTACTACAACCATTACTGGAAATTCGGGAATACTCGCAAAGTTACTTACTGCTTTATGCGGACATGGAGCCGCGAATAAACATATTCCTACCGAAGCATTTATTGCGTCAGATGAATTCATTATCGGTCTATTGAATGGATATTATTCTGGAGACGGTACTGTAACTAAGAATTCAGTAGATGTTGGTTCTGCGTCTTATCGTCTAATCGAAGGAGTTTCAATGTTATGTTCAAGACTCGGAATCTATGGAAGTATCAAGAAGAGACAATTAAAGAAGAATAATCTGAATACACAGAATATTAAGCCGACATATACGTTAAGGATTAGTGCGAACTGGGGTCAAACATTCGCGGAAAAGATAACACTATTAGAAGAAAAGCGTAATGAACGTCTTAAACAAATGAAATGGCGTAAAACACATATGAACTATAAATCCTATAATAAT